ATTAGCGAGATCCGGCACCAGCTCGCCGGGACTGGTCGGCGTGTCGAGACTATGAGGGACGGAAACCGATGGTTCTACCGTATCGCGGACGAAACTGCGGCCACACAGCAATCGCGCAGCCGTGGCCGGCGTTATAATAAGACGGCCCTCCACTGGGGAGGGCCAAGTGCGTAGGTCCGAGCAGGAGGAACTCGGGCCGTCCGTGGTGTTTGTGCGGCAGGAGCCACAGGTCGGCACGTGTAGTGTATCAGGTGCCACCCGTTCCTGTCAAGGGAGGGTCGTATGGCGGAGTGGCGGAAGGTTCACACGAGGTTCTGGCGCGATCCCGAGGTGCTGGACATGACACCGGAGGACAAACTGTTCTATCTGTACCTACTCACAAACCCGAACACGACGGCGTGCGGATGCTACGAGCTACCACCGAAACTGGCCGCCGCCGAGATGGGTTACAGCATAGATACCGTGAACCAATTGATAGAACGGTTCATCAAGTACAAGAAGATCCTGTACGATCCAGAGACGCGCGAGGTCCTGATCCTCAACTGGCTGCACTACAACCGTCCTTCACAGCGCGGCTGGTCACAGAAGATCTACCGGCGCGACGTGGAAGCGATCCGATCCAAGACGTTCCGGGAAGCCATCGAACGTTCCGGCGATGGCGAGGTAGAAGTGCCGACCGGTAGCAACTCTGAGGTCACTCCGGAGTTACTACGTAGTAACTCCGGAGTAACTACCGAGCAACTACCGAGTAACTCCGGAGCAACTCCGGAGCAACTCCGTAGTAACTCCCCTATAGAAGTAGAATTAGAAGTAGATAAACCCTCTTGTAAGCATTCGGCGCGCGACACGCGCGCCGAGGAGGTGCTCCAGTATCTCAACGAGCGCGCGGGGAAGCGGTTCCGCCAGATCCCTGCCAACCATAAGCACATCAGAGGACGCCTGAGGGAAGGAGCGACCGTTGAACAGCTCAAGCTCGTGACCGACTACCAGGTAGCTCAGTGGCTGAACGATGACAAGATGCGGCAGTACCTGCGGCCCAGTACGTTGTACTCCTCGGAGCACTGGGACGAGTACCTGATGGCGGCGCAGGAGTGGAATGCAAAGGGAAGACCCAGTAACGGAGCTGGTAAGGCCGACTGGCGTGTCGAGCGGATGGAGGAGTTACGGAAACAGGTCCGGCGGATAGACGGCGAACTCCTGGTCTTGGACAAGCGGCTGGAGGTGGGAGGAGACGAAACTGACTTGGCACGACACGATGAACTCATCGCTCTACGGCAGAAGCTCGTTGATGAGGGGAAGAAGCTTGCGGGTCAACTTTCCGGGAAAGAGGAGAAGAGATGAAGGTCACACTACTGGCGATCACAGAGAACGCAGAGTCACTGATTGCCATGGCGGCCAGGGTATCTAGGCGCGGCGATCACAAGCTGACCGCTACAGACGAGGACCGGCTTCTGATCGGTCGCTTGATCCGAGACGGTCACGAGTCGGTCTTGGAACACGCTTCGGCCACGTTCCTGATTGAGGGGATTAGCCGTTGCTGCCTGGCGCAACTGACCCGACACCGACTGGCGAGCTTCACTGTCGAGAGCCAGCGCCGGGATCGTGTCGGAGACTACCAGATGCCAGACTTTGTGTACCCAGTGTTTGTGGAGAAGTGCAGTGCCAGGATCAAGGCGGACGAGGCGGCTTACGCGTGCATCGCCGCATACGACGCGCTTATAGAGGCAGGCGTCCCGGCGGAGGATGCGCGGTACTACCTACCACAAGGAGTCACCACGCGGCTTGTGATGACGGCCAACTTCCGGGAGTGGCGTCACATCATCAAGCTGCGAACGGCTCCAGATGCGCAGTGGGAGATCCGTGAACTGGCTGATAGAATCCGTTTCGGTCTGAAGACGCTCGCACCGAGCGTCTTTGAGGACCTGGCCAAGGAGGGGGAAAATGGCAGTAGCTGAAAGTGTTCGGCGAACGGTGCTTGATCGTGATCAAGGTCTATGCCAGCTATTCCACAAGCGGCCAACGCCGGCGACCGAGGTCGCTCACGTGTACCATCAGGGCATGGGCGGAGACCTGCCGGATAGCGAGGCCAACAATCCAGACAACCTGATCTCTGTGTGCTCGGCATGCCATCGTAAGTTGCACGGCCCTGGAACTCCATGGCAGATAGTGAGATGGAATCCAGGTGCTGTGGAATTGGAGGTAGTAGATGGTGAGGGGAGGAGGGTAGGACATGATGAGCTATGGTTCTATTGGGTACCCAGAGTCCAGGCCGCACAAAATCACCTAACGCGGGCCATGTTCGCTTCTGGCGAGATGAAGGAACAGGCGTGGAAACTAGCGGCAGAACTAGATGCGCTTGCGACAGATGATGCCTGGCGACTTATTCCAGATAGCAATGCATATAGTTTATTTGATCTTGCATCAGACTATCTCGGGCTTACATCTAGTGATGTGCGGCAATTACTCCGTGTGTATCGTTGGGCTAAAAACATTGATTGTCTTGATTGTCTACGCTCTATATCTCCAGATATAGCTGATGTGATCAGGCGAATGGATGCTGATGGATCACTGCTACAGGCCGCTAGTATGTTGCCGATCCGGGAATTGTGGGACGAGATTGACAAGCGGCGCCAGTGGCACAAGAGGCTCCGGACATTCGTGATCACGTCGGGGCCCGTCCGCATTGTCAAAGCGAGGTCGGCGGATGATGTAGAATGGCAGCACGGGGAGAAGATCATCAGGGGCTCCCTCCTAACCGGCGGGGAGGATGTAGAAGCCGAGGATTCATGATACACCAGGAGGTGACCGATGGACGATAAGGAGTTACGGATCAGAGCAATGACCGCTCCGAAAGAGGATGCTGACGGGCGCGGTCCAAGTCCGCGTCTACATGCCCTGATCCAGGAGGTTGACAGCATAGAGGGAGACCCTACACCGGAGCAGATCCGCGAGCTGGCGTACAAGTATTATGAAACGCCAGAGGTTGTGGAGATGATTGTTGAGGCGCGCAGCGCCAGGGAGAAGGGTAAGGCGCGGCCAGAGATCCACAAGTCCAGCTGGGGGGTATGGCTACCAGAGGAGCTTGATCTGTTGCGGAGCATGTTCAACGAGCGCAAGGGTGATTCCTTGCGCGACCTAGATGCCGAGATCGCCGACGCGCTGAACGCGTTGCCGGCGAACAAGAAGCGCGGGATTCAGAGGACACCGAGCGCTGTCCAGAAGAGGAGAAAGGTGATGGGCTTGACGGTTGTCAGTGGCCTGACTGGAATTATCGGGGAGATTGAGGCGCAGCTGGAGGAGGAGCGGAAGGAACGCATCCGACTAGAGAATGCGCTGCGTGAGATCTGCCTGATAACGCAGTCTGAATGCGGCGGTTCTACCAACGTCACGCACGTCTTTGAGGATAAGGACCTGCCGAAGATGATCAACGTCTTTGTGAAGGAGGTCCTGGAAGATGGATTATCATTCACCGAACGGATAGAATGCAGATGATGCAGAAGCGGACAATGTCCGGAATTTATGTTGTGCTCAGAGGCGTCCTCGTTCCTGATGGAGTGGACGAGCGCGGAGACATCGTGTTCCGCTATAATGGGGTGTCATGAAGATCAGTCCGGCGCTCCTGGAGGCTATCCGCACAGAATACATCACGGGCCCCGATCGGCCATCATTGGATGCGTTGGCCAAGAAGTACGGCGTCGGCAGCCGCACACTGAAAGCGCTGTCCTCGCGTGACGGCTGGGTCAGTCTGAGGGATGCGTATTCCCAGCAGATTGCAGAGGCGTCCGCGCGCGCAGCACACGCGTCGGCTACGGCGGCAGTGGCAGGGAGCGTAGATGCGAGAGACCGGTCGGCGGAGATCCTGCGGTTTGTGCGGGACGGGTTGACCCAAGCCTTGCGAGAGACGATCAAGCGGCTTGTGACGTCGCGCGGCATGAGCGAGAAGGAAGTCGCAGAGGTTATGGCGCGCTGGGAGGACATGGCGGCCAAGGACATGGTAAGGTTCCTGGCACAGGGCCCTCAGGCACTGGCCTCTATAGTGAAAGCGCTGGAACTTGTGGAAGGACGTCCAACGGAGCGGCACGACGTCAAACTGCCGGCGGTGCCGATGAGCGAAGAGGACGAGGAACTTGTACACCGCCTATGGGATCAGGTGAAGGTGAATGCCGACAGCGACTGAGATGTTGCGGGACGTTCTGATCGGCTACGGCGCGACCGATCCGTTATTCTGGGCGCGGGCGCATCGTGTCATGCCGGATGGAGGCTACTACTCCATCACGCGGCCACCGTACAGAATGCCCTATCTCCGTGAGGTGTATCGTGCGATAGGGCACCTACCCGTTGGTGGAAGGATCGTAGCCATGAAGTGCGCTCAGACTGGCTGGACCGAGTTAGCAATCAACTCGGCCTTGTGGTTCATGGATCAGCGGCGGGAGGGGGTGTTGTACATGCTCCCCAGTGACCGCATTCTCTCCGACATGGCGCAGGCGCGGATTGACAAGGCGATCCGGCTTTCCGGTACATTACGGGCGGCGTTCTCAGACATTACGAACGTTGGGCTCAAGGTCGGGTTCGGGCAGCCGCTCTACTTGCGCGGCGCGCATTCACTGGAGAAGTTGCGCGAGATCGGCGTGGGCATGATCGTACGAGATGAGTTACAAGTCATGCCGGAGGAGGCCGCGGAACAAGCTCTGTCGCGTTTGGGGGCCAGCCGGTACAAGTACGTCATAGACCTATCGAACCCGCAATTCCCGGAGACTGGGATTCACGCCGCCTACATGGGAGGCACACAGGAGATGTGGCAGCTATGGTGTCCGTGTGGCGAGAGGGCCGAACCGCGCTGGCCGGATAGCATTGCTAACGTTGACGGCGTCCCAACTCTGGTCTGTCCGGAATGCAAGCGGCCACTTGACAAAGCCAACGGGGCATGGGTAGCTAGTGATACGGAAGCTCCTTACCGATCGTTCCGCATGTCGCAGCTTGTTTCCCCTACCGTAACGCCGGCGGAGATCGTGGCGCAGTACAACGAGGCGCGCGGGAACGCCACCAGGATGCAGGTGTTCTACAACATGACGCTGGGGCTACCGTATGCTCCAGAGGGGGCGAGGATCACGGACGAAATCCTGGCGGCGCTGCCGAGGTCAGGAGAGATGCTAGCGGGTTCAGTGCGTCCGACCGTCATGGGTGTTGACGTCGGGGCCGTGCTCCATGTAGTGATCCGGCGCATAGAGGGCGGGATCATATGGGCCGGGACAACCGACTGGGTAGGCGTGGCGCGTTTGATGGGCACCTACAACGTGCAGCGGTGCGCGATAGACGCCGCGCCAGAGGTTACTAAGGCCAAGGAATTAGCCAGGGCATTCCCAGGCCGGGTTGTCCTCGTACGCTACCTTGGACCGGCGTCACTCGGTGACAGGGAGGCGGTAGAAGACGGTGTCACAATCCTTTCGGTCAACCGTACGGAGGCGATAGATAACGCCGTGGCGCGGCTACTCAATGCCGAGGAGAGCATCCCGACCAACCTACCGGAGGACTTCTACCGGCACGTGAAGGCCATCACGCGGCAGATCGTGCAGAGCGGGCAGAACGAGCACGCGGTTTGGGTGGAGAGCGGTCCGGATCACTACGCGCACGCCTTGACGTACTCAGAAATCGTGCGCGATGATACTCCGATCTGGGCCCGTATCGGGCTGTATTAGGAGGTGACCATGTCAGACGATCTTGTCAAGGAACCTTGCGGAGGCGGCGGCAAACGCGGGGGCAGGCGCGGCGGCAAGCGGGGGCGCAAATGATGAATCTCGTCTACCCGTTCCTAGGGCTCGCCGTCTTGGTGACGGTTGGCCTCCTGGGATGGTCTATGTGGGTATACTGGACAACGCCACAGGACGAGGCGCGGCTGCTCCCCAAGCGCGCACGTTTGGTCTGGCGCGTCGGCATGGGTGCAACTGTCGTGTCCGTAGTGACGGTGCTGGCGCTCGTATCCTGGGCGCTTGGCAAGGCGCTCGTAGGAGGTTGGTAATGCTGAGACTTGCACTGGCGATATTCTCTGGTGTAGCGGCGTATTCCTCAGCTGTAGAAGGCGCTCCTGGCTGGTGGGTAGCTGCGTTCTCGCTCCTCGCGCTGCACTTCCTAGCACCGCAGCGCACTAAGAAGTGTGACCGGAGTGACAATGCCGGAACCAAGTGAACCTACACGGAAACGCGGGAGGCCCCGCAAGGTCATAGAGGCTCCAGAAGCTCCAGAGGCCACAGACGATCAGCAAGTCATGGAGCCGCTGGAGGTAGTCGAACGCTTCCTCGACTCCTTGGGTATGGTACTTCACGGGATGCGCTACAACGGGTGGGAGGAGTGGATCGCGGATCGGTGCCGACCGTTCCGCGGTCTTCCTCCGGTGCCGGCGTTCCTCAAGTACAGGATAGTCGGGCTTGAGCCTGAAAACGCTATGGAGCCGCACAGCCGACGGGCGAAGATCGTTCTGACCCTGGTGCCATCTGGGGCATTGCCGGTGCGGGAGATGTCAGGGACACTGACACTGATCAGGGAATCGGCGGCGTGGGCGAAGGACGGGACGGGGCAATGGCGAGTGATGCCGGCATCGTGGCAGATAGAGAAGTAGGGAATGCACGGAATGCACGGATAAATGCACGCTGCCACGCTGACAATGCACGCGCTATTGCGCACCGGCAGTTGGACGAGGTGTGCAACCTGGGGTTGGACGCACGCGTGACGTTCCACATCAAGGACGGCGTTGTTCGCCAGGTGCAGCTGGAGGCGCACATGCTGAAGGACGGGAAGCAGCAATTCGTTCTGACGCCGACGCTATATGGACGGTAACCGTGGCCGCTAGGTCGCGGCGCAAGGGCGCGGACGGCGAGCGCGAGGTCGTGCGCATCTTCTCCGACGCCGGCTACAGCGCCATACGGACCGCTCCGCTGGAGTCGGGCGGCATAATCGGCGATGTCACTGTCGAGGGGATCGGCACCGTGGAGGTCAAGCGCGGCGACCACGTTCCAGAGAGTCTCTACCGGTGGCTTGACGGTAAGGGGGCGCGGCTGCTCGTAGTGCGCAGGGACCGGCAGCCGTGGCTGGTAGTGCAGAGGCTAGACGACTGGCTGGAATGCCAAGGAAAGAAGCCAGCTCAGGGGGAATGACGTATAATTAGGAGCGCTGATGAGGTCACTGAAGACGAAAAGCGCTGTTGCGTACGAAGTTTATTGTCATATTACGCAGCCATGGGTGAGCGGTCAAAACCAGGCCTCTTATAAAGGTCCGGGGGTTTCGTCTCCCACGGTGGTTCAAATCCACCTGGCTGCACTACGATAGATGGTTAGATTCCATCCTATTGTGAAATGGCCAATTCGTGGGAGGTAACGCATATGGACGATCAAGCGAAGAAGCGCAAGCGGTATCTGTACTACTTCCGTCAATATCTCAACCTCTGCACGTCGCACGGCCAGGTGCGACCGACGCGCATCCCGTACCGGGTGCGCAAGGTAACCGGTCAGAGCAAGGGTCCAGTCTGTCCTATCTGCTCGGCTCCGGTCATAGTAAAAGAGGTCTAAGCGGACATCCGACTGGTCTTGACATAGTGTACTAGTCGCGCTATACTGCGTGGCATGAGGCACCCGAATAGGGCCCTCGCCAAACGGCGAGGGCTTTTCGTTTGGAGGCGAGCGTGGGAATTCTAGCAGCGCTGGACAAGGGTCTTGGAAAAGTAACGCGAGCGACCCAGTCGGGGCGGGTCATCCCGGCTGAGCTATCTATCACTGGCGCGGAGGCGCCACACCTAACCCGCTGGACCGATCTAACGTCCGCCTACCGCGTGCACAGTTGGACGTATTCCGCAGTGCGGGCGATAGCCATGGCCGCGGCTGACGTGCCGTTGCGCGCCATGCGC